GGGTCTTCTTCATCTGATTCGTCCGGATCTAACTCAGGTACCTGCTCCTCGGGTAGAGATCCAACAAACTCGGAGTTTGCTATGATGTCAGCCAGCAGGGCATCTTCAGTTTGATCATTGTTAACCGCTGCAATAGAGTCATCCTGTGGTGGGGTAGAGTCCATTTCCGCTTTGGTATTTTCTTCCATTAGTTAGCCTCCTTCTTTATGGTGGCCTTTTCGGAATTCTTAGTCCTTGTGTATCGCTCAACAAGCGCATGAAGGTTTAGTAGCTTATCTGCATTCAGTTTAGCTTTACCTGCGCTACGCATGGAGTCGTATTCCAAGGTGTTAATCATTTCATTATAATTTAAAAGTAGAGCGTCGATGTCAATCGGTCTCATCCGTATCCTCCTGTAGGTGTGGGATATTTTTCCCATACATCTCGAAGCTTATCATTTTCTCTTTGACACTACCAAGTGCCATAGCAGAAGAGTAGAGGAACTCTCGAGATTTAGTTTCATGCGGCTCCGTCTTGAGCCACTCTAGAAAGAAGTCAACTAAGACTTCGCCATACACTTCATCAAAAAATTCAGTCCGTTCTTTGGCGGCGAAGTGCCCTTGTACGTGAGCACGACGCGCCATTTCTTCCGGATGTATCTTGTGATTACCGTATGATTTATTATTACTCAGCCTCTTCTCGGCTGTCTCACGGTATTTATCCATAGTCTTTAAGCAATCAAAGTATTATAAACAACTTCATTGACCTGCGCTGCAGTGCCGTGGGCTGTTGTTAGACTTACCAGTGTTTGTGCACCGTTGTTAAGACCTGTTACAATTTTATAAGACTTAGCTGCGCATTGAACGCCTGATTGAACTACGGTTCCAGCGGTAGCTACATTAAATGTAATTGCAGCATCGCTATCATTTGTTACGATAATTTTACCGGCGCCAGCGCCTGCTGCAGTTGTTACCGTTCCAGATTGAGCACCGCCTGCTCCTGATTTATTGATTGTTACTGTTGCCATTAGGGCCTCCTGAGTTTGTTAAAAGGCTTCTCGCCATTGCTATAATATCGGTATATTCTGGATGTGCAGGTATTTCAGCACCCTCTTTAGTTGCTTTAATTGCAATATCTGCCCATTCTTGAAAGTGCTTGTCAATTGCAACAGCTAGTTGTTTTGCATTATCATCAAACGTATTCTTTGTTTGAGCAGATGTATATTTTACATTAGCTTCTGATAGCGCAATATCTGCCTCTGCTTTACGTTGCTCAGCCTGTTGCTTTGCTTGTGCTGCTTGAGATTGCTGTTGAATTGCTTGGCCAGCCTTTTCTTTAAACTGATCGGTAGTATAATCTTCGAGAAAATCATTACTATCCAGATCCATAGCTTCAATAAGCTTAGTAGCTAACACTGCAGGAGCTGAAGGCTTTACCACCATACCAGCACCTTGCTGATTAAGTGCAGGTAAAATTTCAGCACCTACTTTAGATAGCTTTGCAATTTTTGAGCTATTAGAGTTTTCCCCAATATCTAAGAAAACTTCTACTTCCATTTTTGAAGGTAGCGCATCAATATTAACAGTTTCAATAAGACCGTTCATATTATAAGGTATGTTACCCTTCATTGAAGTTTTAATTGTATGATACACACCTTCAATCAATCGTTTAAATCCGGTTTCAGCAAATCGTCTTGCAATATGCTGAATTCGTTTTTGTGCTGCTGATTGAACAGCGCTAAGCTTTTGTTCAGAGTTTCCTGATACATATAGTGTATCATTAAGTCCTTGAGCGGCCTTAGACATACCTGTAGCTTGCTCTTTAATAAGCTGCAAGTGCTCAAGCAAAGGTACTGTACCTGTAGAAATAGATTCAGGAGGCAGCTGTTGTACTGCACCTACTGGACTACCGTTAGTTGGAATAATCTGCTTTGGCTTCATGTTTTGAAGTGCAGAAAAATCTACCACGTTTGGATCAGCCAACTTAGGCGAGTAGTTAGTCAAATATGTATTCTCTACAAAACCTCTAAGAATAGCAGTTGATGCTAGCGTAGAGCTACGTGTAAAGTCTGCCATTGATAAACCAAAGAATTCATGTGGTATATCAATTGGTACAATGTCAGCTAGTGGTACCATATCACAATCTTCTTCATAAAGGATATGTGTACCCGCAGTAATAATATGCTTTAGCTCAGCAATACCATCACCATCTCGGTCTACTCTAATCCAACACTCAGTAACCGTAACTTCACGGTTTGCTTCTAATGGTGTTTCACTTACAGAGTTTGAGCCTTGATAATATTCTTGTCCTGTAATTTCTTTACGGGCTGCTACATCTTGCGCATAATCCAAGGACCCTGTCCATGCGGCTGCATCAGATAGTGCATCCCAATCCTCAACAGCATCTGCCATATCAGGATAGTACTTACGAATTTCAGAACGAGTCATACTATTTTGGATACCAACAAATGAAGCGTCTTCAATTGTAGTAGCATCTCTTGAAATACGAAAGTTTTCTGGTGGAACTAACTCAAGTTTAATTTTAGATTGATTAATTTCTTGACGAACCCGTACATTAACATATACTAGTTCAACCTCTGGTCCTAGATTATCTGATGGTGACATTGCACGGTTTTCAAATTCTAGATCACCAACAATTTCTAAACTATCATCAGAAAGTATTTCATCAAGTTTAGTCTGACTAATCTCTTCATATTCTTGAAATACATAATCATAGTCTTCAATATAGCCCCAGCGAATTACTGCATTCTTCCATAGAAGTGCAGACTTCATCCATTGCTCAAGTATTTCCCAACCATTGTTTTGTTTAAATAAGGTATAATTAATAAGCATCGCGGCATCTTTAGCGCCTTGAAAAGCGCCAGGCGTATCGTTCCATGGTAGGAAGCGGGCAATGCGCTGATTACTTAAAAACAAATCACACAAAACAGCTGTGTATGCTTCTATTACTTCTGTTGTAGAGGTATCAACAATAGTCGATACACCTTGTGGTGACAAGTGTGCAACAGGCAAACCTGCATATTCATAAGTAGCTTTAAGACGTTCGCGTGCTAAGTCTGACGAGTTAAGCCAATCACCTGTAGAGTTTTGTACTCCGCTTTCAACTAGACTAACTAATTGCTCATCTGTAACCGCTTCTTTATAACCGTAGGCTGACATTAATATTTACCTCCGGTATTAGAATAAATTGGTTTTGATTTTTCTAAATCTTTAACTGTATACTTGCCTGGCTTCGAAAGTTCTTTCTGCGGTTTCTTTGCAGGTTTTAACTTTTGATCGGCTTGAATAAATCTAGACATGTACCGCTCCTGGGTTTATCTATCTGTGTCTTTTAATTTTGCTTGCAATCTTTTTAGGTTGCTTGCTATGTTGTTTTCCCGCTCTAATACTTTTTCTCTTAGCCCGAGTAGTAGCGGCGTGTTCAGCTGGCGAGAGACGTCCCACAGCTGAAGCCGGCATATAACGCTCTCCAGTTGCCAGCGGACCTTGCGTTGAAGGTTTACCACTTCGAGTCCGCCACTTCTGAGAAGTCCATTTGCTGAGGCTCTTTTGCGATGGTTTCTTTGCCATTAGTCGCGGTAGCCTCCGCCCTTTGCTTTATATTGTTTAGCAAGCATTTGAGCTTTACGAGCCGACCATTGGCCCGGTCGACCGCCTTTATTACTAGCTTTAATCCGGTTAAACAGGTTTTTCCGCATTGTTGGTTTCGTATAATTTCCTGCTGCATTAACTGCCATTTTGTCATCTCCCTACCACTTTACTTTATGAGACCAGTACTTTGCTGACAAAGGACCTGCAGGTTTACCCTGAGCATTATGACGTGCATAGTAAGACTTCTTACGGGCTTTATCTTTTGCTGATGTTGGATTCTTACCAGCACCTTTTACACCCTGTTGACCAAATCGAATTAGTCGCTCTTTACCACCCGACCTCGCAAGGACAGCATGGGATTTGGTTTTATGACCTGGGGTACGCTTGGGTTTATTATAACCGGAGAATCTTTCTCCCGATTTTTCAACTGACATTCTGATTCTCCATTATTAAAGTAAACTACGGGACTTATATATTCCTTTGCCCGTTTTTTCCGTAGGGGAGGGTTGTACCTTAGATGCACCATTACCCTTCTCCATTATTTCTTGTATTGTACGATTACAACCAATACAATAGTTGCGATCTGCATCTAATGTACAAATACCTACACATAATTTATTTTTGCTCATGACCCATCCAAATACCAAACACCCCTGTCATTACACCCATAACAACAGAGACGAAAGCTGATTGAGCACCAGTTGGATCTGGTAACGCCATAAACCACTCGGCACAACGCCAAGACATTATTGTACTTGCCAGCATCATAAACCGCGGTAGTATCTTCCAGCGTAAGAATGTTTCTACTGACATGGGGGTCTCCATAAAATAAGTGGCGGATTTATCCCCTACCTCCGCCGGGGTAGTGAGGACACGGGAACTCTAAAGCCACTGCGTATTTTCCTGCTCGGTAGAAAACTTCTG